TGTTTCTTCCACATCATCATTTGATACTGAAGAAGAAATATTGATACTGAAATCACTTTCATCAATATCGTTATCTTCAAAGTCAAGTGGAACTTCAAATTCATATTCGCACGCAACTGTGAATTTAACTTTGATTGTTTTGGTAAGTGAGATGTTAAGTTCTTCTGCCAACTCTTTAAGGTCGTCAGTTGTAATATCGTCATCTTTAACATGTTCAGTAATAAAATCTGAAATAGTTGAATAAAGATTTAGATATTTGGATTGTTGTTCAGTAGCACGAGTGCGGTTTTCAGCGCACTGTTTTTTGTGATAGTCCCTATCATCAAGCAATCGTTGAATTTCTTTAACGATTTCATTTGCGGGTAAATCTTTTACTACGCTTTCCGCAATTGATTGATTGGTTGGTGTATCTGTTAGGTTTTCTGTTGTCATTTTTTGTCCCTTATTTGTTTTGCTGATGAGGCTCATCAGTAGTGCCGTTTAGCACTAGATACGGCAGGATTAAAGATTTGCTGACTTCCATGCCGTATTTCGCCTTATATATGCGATTTATGAATGGCGTATTGACCCATCTTGTTACCACTTACAATTAACTGGTCTGCTACTTTCATAGCCATTTCATAGTTTTCAGATTTGATTGACTTAGTAAATAAATCACTTGCTAAATCAATAAATGCCAAATCTGCGTCAATATCCAAAACTGGTTGAATTTCTGGACATTGTGGACAATTTGTATTACGGAATTGAATTACTTTACCCATTATTTCACCACGACCCATTTGTTTGCGGTGCGGAGTAAGTTGTCGTAATCGCCCGACATACTGTCCATTGTGTATTGAGTGATTTCTTCCTTAGATGCGCCAGCCTTTTGTAAGCCACGCTTAACTGCCGCCATGATTGCAAATGCGTTACCATCTTCACCAGTTAATTGAACGGTAACATTGTATTTAGGTGTATTACTCATTATGCGTTTGCCCCTTCCATTTTCTTTTCTGCTTCTAATTTGGCGTTTGCCAAAATAGCGTCTATCTCTGTTTGTGTTAATTGATTACTATGACCAAAACGATTTTGGGTCATAATGCGTTTTGCTTTATTAACGAATTTAGTGCGAGATGTATCTGAAACATTAGTAGTTAAACCAATGCGTTTGCGGACATCTTCAAATGATAAATAAGTATCATCTGTTTTGCCATCGCCCATATACATTTTTAAGGTTGCGCCTTGTATTGCTTCCCATAACTTAACTCTTGCGTAAAACTCACCAACATTTTTATCGGTGATTTCACCTAAATCAACGCCGATTGTGTACCAAATAATTGCGTTGGTTATTGGCCATTCTGTATCGCTTTGTAGTTCTACCATCTCGTTGCATTTAGTTATGTCCCAATTTAGTGCCATTTGATTTGTCCCTTTCTTAAAAAACTGCCTACGATTTGCAGACAATTTGTAGTGCGTTTATTTATGCGTTTATTTCTTGATAGCCACACGCAGTTTTAAATGTGTTGCGGTTAAAGCGTGGGTTTTCTGTTTCTAATGCGCCAATAAATCGCCAAGTTAAGGAATCAGCAATTTGGTCGCAATCGTTATTACTACCTCTAATTGAATTAATTACCGCAGCAATTAATTCGTAGTCTTTTTTTGTCATTGTTATGCCCCTTGTTTAGTAAACCAGTTATTTATTTGTTTGCGTGTAACTGGAATTCCACGCTTAATTGTTACTGCACTAATACCAAAACCCATAACACATTCAAAACAATATGTTATTTTGTTGGAAGTTATCCATTTTGCTGGTGATGAACAAACATCACATACAATTTGTTTATTTGTCATTACTTTGTCCCTTTCGTTAATAGGCGTTCCATCATCAGTAACCGTTGCCTAAGCGGTCAGACGGCGCTGACTTTTAGTGCCAACGCCGTTTCGGAATATGTATGTCCCTAGTTATTTGAAATTTGTGGAATGTGTACCACTATCGGTGTGCCAAACCGACCTAAAAGGTAATTCTCCATACCGACTTCCGCCTTATTTGGATTGCGCTGATTAGCAACTACTATGGGTGCCTTTTCTGTCACTGTCTAGGACTTACCCGTTGCGTGCGTTCCCTTATTTGCGTGTCATAACTCCGTGTAATGTGTTATATCGGCTAATTGTGAACCTCGCCGAATACCAAAAATCTGCCTATATTCTGTTAGCGTAATTAATAGCGACTAACGGATAGTGCTGGCTATTTTTGGACTTGCACTTTGTTACTGGATACTCTGAACGGAGCAAATAAATAACTAATTTGCCTACCGTCTATGCCTCCCATATGTCAATAGCAAAACTCAAACTCGCCAGAGCGGTGCGGTCCCTTGGGATTAATGCCGATGCCTTCACCGAGTTTTTATTTTGCTATTTAGTTGTCTAGGTTCGTGTGGGTAATTTACTTTTTCGTCCCTAAGTTGGGATAAATCCCTGCCGATTTAACGGGTAAAGGTTTGACGAAAGTTCTAAAACCACTATTTAATTTTTTTTATACTAAGAGAAGTATATCAGACCACGCCGAAGTGGGTTTTAGAGGGTCATTTAAACGCCGTAGGAGCCCCATAGGGACACGCACATAATGAAGTGGTAGGTAGATACCAAAACCATAGTGTTAATGGCTGGTAGTAGGCATTTGTTCGTTCCACGACACATTACAGGCGCATAAAGTGTTATACACCAGCCTATTTGATTATCTACGGTAAGGCGTATCTATACTTATACCTATGGCATATGCATATTCCCAAGTATCAATTCGTTGTGGCGGATTAGTTGTTGAGTTAGGAACTGAAACTCAATATCCCGACATGATTGATGATATGGCACGCCGTTGTTTAGATACCTTTAAAGAAGCGGCAAATATTGCCAAAGAACACGGTGTAGATATTTCCGATATGCGCTTAATTACTACCGATTACGGCGATGAACTAGAAGAAGAATAATGTGCCTAAGTTGTGGCAGTTGCAGTAGCGAACACTCACGCACTATTGATGATGCGGTAGATGCCGTGTTAGATAGCCCGATTTAATCCAACCAAACTTTATATTCTGCGGTGACACGACCTTTGATTGGGTCAATAAAGTGCAAACGCTGGCTTGGTATTGCGCTGGCGGCTAATAAATCTCTTGCATATCTATTATCGCTTTCCGTGCTACCTGTTTGGTAAATAGAACCTAAACCATTAGCCATCGGCCAACAAGCATGGGTGTGATAATGACCTACATAAACATCTCTAAATTCCCAAGGGTATGCACCTGACCGCCAACGATTAGCGTGTTGAACAATGGCTGTCGGAGAAGCAAAGCCATTTCTTCCTACTTCATCACCATGTATTAATAACGCACGGTAATTGCCTATTTCAACACGCTGGACATCATCTGGACAATCTTGCCAAGTTAATCGTTTTTCATCAGCCAATAATTGGCGTGCCAATTCGTAGCACATACGGTCAATATTATCGTTGCGTGGAACATCTGCTCTTTTATTACCAATTCTGCCGTGATTACCCCACTCCGCTACCACTAATACATTTTCGTAAATAGCGAGCGCTTGCCTAATTGTTTCAGTAATTAATCTTGATACTGTTACATATTGTTCAAATAAAGTGGCATCTACTTCGTGTAATTGTGCTGGGTAATTAAATAAACCTTCCACCATATCGCCACCAAATAAAACAACCACATCTTTAACTGGGTGGTCAGCACGCTGAATTTCTGTAATACGGTGTGCTTTCTTAACAAATTCATTTACACGCTCACGCATAATTTGTGAGTTATATGTGGTTGTCTTTTTACTTCCTTGCCAATCCGTCATATGCCATAGCGCAATTTCGGTAGATTTCTTACGCTTATCCATAGTTGGTTGTTCAACTGTTTTAATTGCGCCCATAGCCAATGTGGCATCTTTAGCGGCTTGTATAGTTGCTTCTACTAATTCTTGTGTTCTATTTTTGGCATCTTTTAATTGCTTTTGTGTTCTTACTAACGCTTTACGCAATTCCACCACATCATCGGATTCAATACCCTCTGGTAAATCAGCAAACCTTTTTTCAAGCGTCATTTGATATCTCCATACCGTGTTGGGTATAACCAATTTTATCTAGCCAGTTATCTTCGTGTAATGGATTAGATACACAACGAATTGTTTTACCTGCGTCATACATAAGTGCAACAATAGTCGGTGATATATCTTCAATTTTTAATATTGCGCCCCACATACGACCTATTGCCGCAAAATTAGTTTCAGCATCACCATGTATTTGTTGTCTATCCGCAAGAATATCTTTCACTCTTTCGGACATTTACACATACCTTTTCTATGCGCTCTAATGGATTCATTACTACTTTTAATGCCTTCTGCTCTTAATGCCATTAAAACAAGATTATATGAATATCCTTTAGCCCATGCATCATCTAACGCTTTCTTATTTTCTTTTGTTA